CGCAAAACTTGGTGGATGCTGCGCTTCGGGAGAAATTCCAGCCCCCCATGAAGCCCGGTGAATTCGGAGTGGAGTTTATCTACATCCGGGACTTGTTTCGGGACTCGGTCGTATTCGAGCAGGCCGGGAAAGTCTATCGGGTAGATTACGAGCTCTCCGAGAAACCGGACGGAGAGCTGGCGGTGGTGTTGGGCGAGAAGGTTCCCGTTGAGGTCGTCTACCAGGATGTGGGAAAGAGCAACCCTTCTGCCCCAGAGCCTACGACAATCGTACCCGAAGTGCAGATCCAACTGGGGTTGTTGAAGGCAAAGGCGGCGCTCTTGAAGTCGCGGTTGCAGAAGTTCAACTCTTGCCACAGTCCACAAACGGGCAGGTTTTGTTCTGGTGGGGGAGGGGGGACTGGTGTGGGAGGGGGGACGGGCGAGGCTCCCACTTCCCGTGACGCTGTGGAGTACCATCGGAAGTTGGTGTCGTCCATTATTGGAGCAGAGTTTGACCCAACACTTGCTCGTACCATAGGAACCCAAACTTCTTACCTAAAACGGATTTCCGGGGGCAGCAAGGAAAGGGCGGAAATCGGGAGGAAGCTTCAGGAAAGCAAGTATGTAAAACTCTCGGGTAGGACCAAGAATGAGGACATCTACAGCCACCCAGATGGGGGATCCATCGTGTCCGTGAAGCAGCAAGGAAGAAATTCGCTACTGATTAACCATGTAGTTGACAGTCGTCCGCGGCAATCCCCTCTTCCTTAGCGAGCATAGGAACCGCGAGCTCAATAATCATCAAATGCTGGCGAGGGCCCCTCGATAGATGTGCTGTTTGTGGACTGAGCCCTTGTCCACCCATGGGCGGCGCAGCTGCTTGTTGTGTGGAGGAATGAAGTATGGCGACTTCTAAGCACCGATACGGGTGGCTTCGTGATCTCCCCGACCAGCGCGATTGGGTGTACTCGGGACTCCGGTTGGGGAAACGGCGACCTCTTCCTTTGCGGGCGAGTCTGCGGTGCGACTGGCCGGGAATCCTTGACCAGGGGAGCTTAGGTTCTTGTGTGTGGAATGCACTGGGGTATGCGTTTCTCTGGTGCTTGGCTAAGCAGTCCTACACGATCTTTCAGCCTAGCCGCCTGTTTGGGTACTACAACACTCGCTTGCTGGAGGGGACGGTGCACGAGGATGCGGGATGCTCCATCCGCGATGCGTTCAAGGTTCTTCGGAGGGAGGGGGTTTGCTCCGAAGAGGATTGGCCGTACCTTCCGCAGAAGTTTTCAGTCCGCCCCTCGGCTCGTTGCTACCAACGAGCCGAGGATAGCCAGTCTCTTTACTACTTCCGGGTTCCTCTGGGCGACGAGCGCTCCGTAATGGAGTGTATTGTGGAGGGGTTCCCGGTTGTTCTGGGGATGTCGTTGTATGAGTCTTTCGAGAGCGAGGCGGTAGCACAGACGGGACGGGCCTCTCTTCCGCGGCCCACCGCGCGCCTTTTGGGGGGACATGCGGTGACCGTGGTGGGGTACGACGCCCGCAGGAAGCGGTTCGAGCTCGCGAACTCGTGGGGGAGTGGTTGGGGTGACCATGGGTTCTTCACTCTTCCCTTCTCCTATCTCTCGAACCCCAACCTGGTGGCAGATGCATGGACGCTCAGGAAAGTCGAAGGGTCCCGTAGGTAGAAAGAAGCCCCGCTCTCCCAAAGGAGGATAATGATGGCTGCTTACAAAGTAGATGGCCGTGCGCGGTATCCCGCGGAGGCCTACGCATACGTTCCGGACCCGGAGTCACCTAGTACCTGGAAGTTGCGGCTTTGGGAGTCTCCGCAGCAAAAGATCACTGCCCGCCAAGTGGGGATGGCCTTGGCGGCCCTGGGCCCCGAAGGGTTCCGGGGAAACCGTGTACAGATTCCAGCGGCAGACCTGCCGTCTGTGAAACGGAAAGTCCTCGCGGCTTGGCGGGAAGTCCACGACAAGGACGAGGAGGTTCCGGAAATCTTGAAACAACAAGGAGAACTTGGGATGACCCAAGAAGAACTGACTGCTCAGATGACCCAGTTGGAGAACGACATCGCGGCGCTGACGAAGCGGGCTGAAGATGCCGAGTTCCAGCTCCACATCACCAAACTGGATGCCCCCATGGCGGAAGCCTACGAGTCCTTGTCCTCCGAGGAAAAGGAAGCGTATCGCGCTGCCGATGCGGCCACCCGGGAACAGATTTTGGCCAAAGCGGCCGAGAAGCTTCGGGGCGACGACGTGGTCCCCGAACAGCTCCAGAAGCGGCTGGACGATATCCAGAAGCGGCTGGACGAAGAGGTCGCCAAGCGCGAGGCGGCGGAAGCCCTTGCCAAGCGCGAACGGGACGCTCGTGAGATGCAGGAGATGATCAAGCGGGCGGAAACCGAGTTTGCCGGGCTCCCCGGAACTGCCGAGGAAAAGGGGGCGGTCCTGAAGTCGCTGACCAAGCTCACCTCAGAAGAGCAAGAAGCCATCACCAAGCTGCTGAAGGCGGGCAACGCCTGCTTGCTCCAGGGGATGACTTCGCGCGGGAGCGATGCTGTCGGCAAGGGAGTCTCCGACAGCTGGGGTGAAATCGAAAAGCGAGCCGAAGCCTGGGTGCGGGAAGGGAAGTACCCCACTCTGGCGAAGGCGGTCGCTGCTCTCGTGGAGAAGGAGCCCCAGTTGTACGAGGCCTACCTCCAGGAGCAGCCGAAGCAGACGGGGAACTGAAAGTTCCCTCAGGTTTAAGGAGGAAAATCCATGGCTACCGAAAATCACGGAAAGTCCGTTTCGTTGGAGGCGGCGGCCGATCTCTCGTCGTATCAGGATCGGTTCGTGAAGTTGAGCTCCGGGAAAGTCACTTACTGCGGAGCGGGGCAGGACGCGATCGGAGTACTGACCAACGACCCGAGCGCCGCGGGACGTGCTGCCGAAGTGGTCCTGAGCGGGATCGCGAAGGTCACCGCTGGAGGGAACTGCACGCAGGACGGGATGGCAGCTTCGGACTCCGCAGGGCGGGCGGTGAACGCGGCCAGTGGGGACTACATCCTCGGGAAGTTCCTGGATGCGGCCACTACCGCAGGCGAGAAAATCCGGGTGCTGCTCTTTGCGTCGCACCCGACTCTGTAAACAACATGAAAGGAGAGAATTTCCATGCCTCTTCCCACTCCCAGTGACGTTCACGTCAACCGTCCGTTGACGAACATCAGCATCGCGATGATGCAAGAAGAAAGCAACTTCATCGCGTCTGAAGTCTTTCCCATCGTCCCGGTCCAGAAGCAGTCGGACGTCTACTTGTCGTACGACAACGCCTACTGGAACCGCGATGAGATGTCGGTCCGGGCTCCCGCGACCGAAAGCGAGGGCGGCGGCTACGCCATCGACAGCTCGCCGACCTACTATTGCCCCATCTACTCCATCCACAAGGACATCCCGGATGAGATGCGGGCCAACGCCGATGTCCCCATCAACGTCGACCGCGAGGCTACCCTTTACGTCACGCAAAAGGCGTTGATCAAACGGGAGCGGCTGTTCGCGGCGTCGTTCATGGCGGGGGGCGTTTGGACCCGTGACTACGACGGCGTCTCATCTTCGCCCTCTACCAACGAGGTTCTCCAGTGGAACGACGCGGCCTCCACTCCCATCCAGGATGTCTGGGATGCCAAGGAGGAGATCCTGGAGCGGACGGGGTACGAACCGAATCGCTTGGTCTTGGGCTACCCGGTCTACAAAGCTCTGATCAACCATCCCGACATCGTCGATCGGGTGAAGTACGGAGGCGGTCCTGCCCGTCCGGGCGTCATCGACGTCGGCGAGCTGGCGCAAGTCTTCAAGGTTGAAAAGGTCCTGGTCAGCCGGGGAATCTACAACACCGCGCTGGAAGGGGGGACCAAGAGCCACAGTTTCATCAATGGAAAGAAGGCCCTGTTGGCGTATGCCGCTCCTACTCCGGGAGTGTTCATGCCGTCGGCGGGGTACATCTTCTCGTGGCAGGGTTACCTGGGGGCGGGTCCTCAGGGGAACCGCATCCTGCGGCTGCGGCTGGATTTCCGTCACTGCGACCGCATTGAGATCGAGATTGCTTTCGACATGAAGTTGACGGCGGCGGACTTGGGGGCTTTCTGGGACAACGTGGTCGCGTAAACGCCCACGCCCCTGCTCCGGAAAAACGATGAATACAGAAATCTCGTCTATTCCACTCACTCCGCACCCCTATCGGTTCCCAGTAGACGCGGACTACGTTTGCCTCCGCCCGGCGGTGACGCTGGGCGGAGTCACGCTCCGGAAAGGAGATCGGCTTCCCGAAGACTCCCCCATCCGGAAACTCTCGCGGCGGCTGGAGATTCTTTGCGAGCAGCGAGTACTGGCTCCGATTCAGGGGACTCCCCCTTCGGGGGAGGACGCTTCTGATCGGGGTCCCGCGTCGTCCTCTGCTCCGTCACGCGAGGAGGCGGACTACGACAGCATGAGCGTAGCCCAGCTGCGGAAGTCTTGCGAGCAATTGGGGTTGCCCACTCATGGAAACCGCCTCATGCTCCTCGGTCGGATTCGGAAGCATCACTCCTGATCCGTCCTGGAGCACAGTTTATCTGATTGGGGGAGGGCCATCGTTGCAGGGGTTCAACCTGCAACGGTTACAGAACCAAACAGTCGTAGCTGTCAACGACGCGGTTCTGCATACCCCTTGGGCGGTGGCCCTTTTCTCCTTAGACCTACGATGGATTCGTGCGCGAAAGGAGGTGATCGAGAAGTTTGCTGGGCTTCGCTACTTAGCGGTCCCGGACGGCCTCCCCGCATCTCCGGATCTGCCCTGCAACGCGATTTGGATTCGTCGGGAGGGAGGACGCCGTGGACTCAGCGAATCCCCAGAGACTTTGTACGTTGGGGGCGGGAACAGTGGGTTTGCGGCAATCAACTTGGCCTACTTGAAGGGGGCACAAAGGATTGTTCTTCTGGGATACGACTTCACTGCTGCCGGGAAACACTGGCATGCGGGGTACTCCTGGGCGACGAACATCCATAGTCACGCGTTGTACTGGAAATGGGGGAAGGAGTTCCGATTCACTCTCCCGCAGCTAAAGAAGCGAGGCGTGGAAGTTTTGAACGCGAGCTCTATCAGCACAATCCAGGAGTTTCCGAAGATTTCGTTGGAGGCTTTGCCTCTCTAGGAGGAGAACATGGCATGGACGTATTCGGGGGACCCGACGGCGTCGGTGCGTGACCGGGTTCGCTTCCTCATCGGGGATACCGATTCATCTGCTCCGGAGATGACCGATGCGGAGATTGACGCAATGATCGAGGCGGCGGGGAACGAGCCTTATGCTGCGGCAGTGTCGTGTGCATACGCACTCGCGGCAAAGTATGCCCGAAAAGTGGACAAGAGCATTGGGGACCTGTCCATCAGTTGGGGGAAGGTGGCCCAAGGATACCGTGAGCTAGTCCAGCAGCTTCGCGTGCAGGCGGCGGGGGCGGCAGGAGTCTTGGCTCCGTATGCGGGAGGGCTTTCCAAGAGCGACAAAGAGGGAGATCAAGAGGATTCGGACATGGTTCAGCCCAATTTCCGGATTGATCTGCACGACACTCTCCCGGACACCCATGAGTCTTCTCTGGAGGAGTGACGTGGGAATCCAAGACTGGTTGGACATGATGCCCCACTCGGTCACGTACGAGGCGTGCTTGGGACACGACGACTACGGGAAGCCCCTTGCCTACGACGATGCCGTCACCTACTCAGCACGGGTTCGGTACAAGAGTCAGCGGGTGACTAGCCGAGTGTCTGGCCAGGACACCATCGCTGCGGGTAGCGTGTGGATTGCTGGGATCATCCAGGGGATTTCCCCCAGCGACCGTTTGACTCTTCCGGATGGTACCCAGCCTCCCATCTTGAACTGGGAGGTTGTTCCCGATGAGGCAGGGGACCATCACACAAAAGTCTACTTTGGGGGAATTTGACGTGGACAAAGAAACCATCTTCTTCATCCAGAAGCGGGCGTCGCTCCTTGAGAGAAGATTTGGGCTGGTAACGGCCCTAATCCGGGCGGTTCTGTTCGGGAGGATTCTCTAGCATTACCGAGAGAAAAACCTTTGGGGGCTGGGAACGGACCTACCACACCGACGCCGGAGAAGTCTCGGTAGCTCGCATCAAGCCCGTGACTCGTGGGGCCTCTTCCTACTACCTGGTCCGCGGGAAGGGGAAGGAGAAGCGATTCTCCACAAACCTAGCAACTCCCGTGAGCATGGATACTCGGATCTCCCATCACCTGCTCCGCGAGTACGGAATTCGTGACAGCATGCCCACCCGTGCGGTCTCGGAGCCTGGGCAGTGAGGAGGTCTTTGCTATGAACGAGCTTTCTGTAGAGCTGAAGGGGAGCGCGGAGCTCCAACGAAAGCTGCGGGCGCTGGGGACGTCAGCGCTCAAGGTAGCGGCGGGGAGTTTGTACCGCTCCGCGGAAGCTATCATGACCCTCAGCAAGGACAAGTACGTTCCCGTGGATACGGGCAACCTGAAGGCCAGTGGTCATGTGGAGCTGCCCCAGATCGAGGGCAGCCAGATCACGGTTGTTTTGGGGTATGGCGGTCCGGCAGGAGCCCGTCCTACGCAGTCTCACAGCAAAGACGTAGGATACGCAGTCCACGTCCACGAGAATCCCAACGCTCGTCACACAGTGGGTCAGTGGAAGTACCTGGAAACCCCGCTGAAAGCAGGGGTCCCGGACATCATACGGGAGCTCAAAGATTCCATCGAGGAGGCGTTCAAAGCAGTCTGAACTTTCTCCCAGAGGAGCAGGATTGTGCTACTAGAAGCTATCAAGTCGCATTTGGTTTTTGCTGGGGTAGTCAATACAGGCTGGGACTGCTTCATAGGGTTTTGCCCTGACTCCCAGGACTCCGTGATTTCCCTCCATCAGACGGGGGGATACCCCGACGAGACCCATCAGGGCGAAACCGTGAAGAGCACGTTCCAGGTCCGCGTTCGTTCAGGACCCCTAGACTATGCGGGATGTCAGGAGAAGTGGTGGGAGATGTTCCGCGCTCTCCACAATGCAGACCTGGCTTCTCAGGGGATTCGCCTAGTTCTGGCAGAATCTAGCGGCCCCTTAGAGTACTACGACTCCAAGGATCGTCCAAACATGACGGCAAACTTTGTGGCAGTTTGGGACACTCCGCAGC